CAAGACTGAAACTTATCGTGACCCAGACAGCTTTGCTGACGTTGTTCGCGGTATGCATCTATATGGTCGCAAGATTCTTCGTCCCGAAGCTCTTGTAACTGCTCGCTTTAACTTGGTATAAGGAGGATTAAGATATGGCTACAGTTTCTACTCTTGATCCTGCCGTTCGTGGCTCTGGTGCGCGCGGTCGTCAACCTTATGTCGTGCAAGCAAGCATTGACTTTGCTGCTGCTGCCACTGCTAAGGGCTCAGCACTAGCTGCTGCCGATGTCATTGAAGCAATCAATGTACCAGCGGGTTCTGTCATTTTAAATGCAGGCGTTGAAGTTACCACTGCTCCTAGCGGTGGTACTGGTACTGTTCTTGATGTTGGTGTAACCGGCGTAGATGCAGATGTTTTTGTCGATGGTTTTGCCTTTGACTCAGCGTCTGCTGGTGACTACGCCCAAAATGCTGCTGCCTTTCAGCCAGTAGTTATCGGTTCTGCTGCAGATACTATTGACGTTCTAGTACAGGCTGCTACCACAGTTTCGACTGCTGGTGTCATTCGTGTATGGGCGGTTCTAGTAGATGCAAGCGATCTTGGTACACTAGGTGCTGATGAAGTAGCGCGTGACGCTTTAGCGTAATGCAAGAGAGAGGGAAAGGTTGTGTGAAAACATCGCCTTTCCCTTTTTTTTTATTTAAAATATCTTTATAATGACAATTTCAACAGCTATGTGCAACAGCTTTTTCTACTGTAACAGATAGTATTCAAAACGTAAGTCAAACAAATACAGCAACTGTTGCTACAATTAATTTGGGCGGCGGTGAAACAAATAGAGAATATACATTCTTTTGTCATATGACCGACAGCACAGGCAGTACAGCTGAGCGTTCTATTAAGCTTGTTATAAGAGAAAAATAATGGCATATAATTATATTGGATTAGTAAACGAAGTAAATAGAAGACTAAATGAAGTAGAATTGACTTCAAATAATTTTTCTACGGCTACGGGTTTTTATGCCCATGCAAAAGATGCTATTAATGCTTCCTTACGGCACATTAATCAATCGCAGTATGAATGGCCTTTCAATCATGTTACACAAGAAGATACTCTTGTGGCAGGTACAACAAGATACCCTTTTCCAAACAATGCTAAAGTAATTGACTTTGATAGTTTTAGAATTAAAGAAGATAGCACCCTAGGTAATAATACTGTTCGTTTAGGTCTTTTAGATTACGATGAGTACTTACAGAAGTTTGTAGAGCAAGAATATAAAGCGGATGCAAATGGAAGGCAGCTTCCTAGGTTTGTTTTTCATGCCCCTTCTTTAGAATATGGTATGGTTCCAGCTCCAGATCAGGCTTACACAGTTGTCTATGAGTACTATAGAATACCAGTAGATTTAGTTAATGAGACAGACGTACCAGATATTCCAGAACGCTTTAAACATGTTATTGTAGATGGTGCAATGTATTACGCTTATTTATTTAGAGGTAATACTCAGGATGCAAGCGTATCACAACAAAAATTTGATGGTAGTATTAAACAGATGCGTAGTATGTTAATTAATAGAACGTATTACCTAAGATCATATATGATTGCTAGAAATCAAAGTGTATCGGGCAGATTAGGATCTGCATCTACCAACGTAGGCTCATCATTGGATTCACTATAGATGGCAGAAGATAGTTGGCAAACATACCCTATTGAATTTAAGGGCGGCTTAATTACAAATTTAAGTCCTTTACAACAGGGTATAAACGCACCCGGCAGTGCTAGGATATTACGTAACTTTGAACCTTCTATCGAGGGTGGTTATCGTAGGATTTTAGGCTATACTAAATATGACAATAGTCTTATTCCGGCGTATGGTAATCCTGTTGTACATGGAGCAGGTCAGTCAGGTACAACTTTAATTATTGCTAACATTTACACAACACCAGAAGTAGGCGATACTTTTACCATAGCAGGTGTAACAGGTACCTATACTATAGCCAGTGGCGGCGTTAGTTATGATTCTATTTATAAAAGAGCTACGCTTACTTTAGAGGAAGCACTAGATTCTAGCCCTTCAAATGGGGCAGGGTTAACTTTTGTATCCTACTCTTCTTTATACGACACACTAGGTGTGTATGTGTGCGGTGACTTTTCATTAGTTTCTAAAAACGCCTCTGTATATAAGACATCGGGCAATGGTTATGTTAAAATTAATGTACCTTTTTACGGAACGGTACTAGTTAATGGTGGAAGTCAAAGCGGAACAAGTTTAGTCGTTGATGGATTAACTACAGCGCCTCAAGCAAATGACATCTTTAAGATTGCTGGTGTAGATTTAATCTATACAGTTACAGCAGATTCAACTGTAACTGCAGGTGGTGCTACTTTATCTATTAACCCTGCTTTAGCCAGCAGTCCAGCAGATAACGCTGCAATTACATTTTTATCTACAAGTCGTGAGTATGCATCGCGAACACGTTTTGATGAGTATGACTTTTCAGGCACTAAAAAATATGTTATTGTAGACGGCTACAATGCACCAGCTATTTATGACGGCACGACATTTACAGTGCTTAATGATGCACCTGCAGATGTTATTGGTGCTAGTATTGTTAAAGTTCATAAAAACACTTTATTCTTTGCTAAAGATAGGCTATTAACTTTTACAGCTCCTTATACCGATACTGATTTTAGTCCTGCTTCAGGTGGTGGTGTTATTGATGTTTCAGATAATATTACGGGTCTAGCAACCTTTAGAGAGCAGTTATTTATTTTTACAGAGACTAAAATATTTTCATTATCTGGTATTTCTATTGCTGACTTTAATATACAACCCGTTACAAGAGATATAGGTTGTATTGAAACAGACTCTATTCAAGAAGTAGGAACTGATATAACTTTTTTATCTCCAGACGGTTTGAGATTATTAGGAGCAACAGATAGGGTAAACGACTTTAATTTTTTAAATATCTCTAAATCTATTCAGTCTGAGTTTTCTAATTTTATAGCTTCTAGTACGCAATTTTGTAGTGTTGTAGTTAGAGGAAAGTCTCAATATAGATTATTTGGTTACTCTGGAAGTTATACAAAACAAAATGCTAAAGGTATTATTCTAACTCAGTTAGCAGATGAAGCAGGTGGTGGTTTTGCTTCAGCAGAGTTAAGGGGGTTTAGAGCACAAGTAGCAGACAGTAAGTATAATAATAATGTAGAAGTTATTATTTTTGCTGATAATGATGGGTATCTTTATCAGATGGAAAGTGGTAATAGCTTTGATGGTTCTAATATTAAAACTACTTTTTCTACTCCACATTTACCTATTTCAGATCCACGATTAAGAAAGACTATTTACAAACTATTCTTGTACACTGATCCACAAGGTAGTGTTTCGTTTACTGTAACTCCTAAGTTAGATTTTGATGGAAAAAACACAATTCAACCTAATTCAGTATCCTTATCTAACATAGGTACTACAGCTGCATACTACGGCGTGTCTGCATTTGGTAGTAGTACTGCTTCTTATGGAGGTAGTTTACAATATGTGTTTGAAACACAAGTCATAGGCTCGGGTTATACTGTATCTTTTCAATTTGAATCTGATAGTACTGACCCGCCATTTTCTCTTGATGCACTAACTTTAGAATATACAAACAACTCTAGAAGGTAATTATTATGGGAACAGGGTACACACGCAACGACACTAGCAACAATATTGCTGATGGTAATATTATCAATGCCTCTGACCTCGACGGTGAATTTGATGCTGTAGAAGCTGCTTTTAATTCTAGTACAGGCCATGCTCACGACGGGACTTCTGCTGAAGGTGCTCCTGTAACTGTGCTAGGTCCGTCTCAAGACTTTGTTGCAACAACTACTGAAATTAAACCCAAGACTACTAATACATTAGATATTGGTACGAATAGTTTACAATATAAGAATATTTATATTGATGGTTCTGCTTATATAGATGAGTTTGGAGAGAGTACTTTATTCTCTACCACTAATAGGGTTCAGTTTAGAGATACTGGTATTTACATTTATTCAAGTGCAGATGGTCAACTAGACGCTGTTGCTGATGTAGAAATACAACTAGCTGCGCCAACTGTAACAATAACGGGTTCCACAATTATTTCCGACTCCTCGTCGTCTAACGCGCTTCGCATCACCCAGACTGGTGCTGGCAATGCGCTGGTCGTGGAAGACAGTGCAAATCCTGACAGCACACCGTTTGTTGTCAATGCAAGCGGTAACGTAGGGATTGGGACGAGTTCGCCTTCTGTTGAGCTTGAAATCGCTTCATCAGCCCCTCAAATGCGAATTACTGACACTGATACTAATGCAGTATTTCAAATCAATGCGTCTTCTACATCTGGTGGGGTAGAATTGCAAGCTGATGCAACAGATGTTGGTTCTAACCCATATATGGCTTTTGACGTTGGTGGTTCTGAAAAAATAAGAATTTTAGACGGTGGTAACGTAGGCATTGGGACGAGTTCGCCGTCTCAGTTGCTAGAGGTCCGAGGCGCAGCCGCAAAAATTCGCATTACCGACTCCGACACATCTGGCACTACTGGGATTGAGTTTGTTGACAGCGCAGATGTGGTGGATGCTGAGATTGAGGTGGGCAACTCTACCCAGTATTTCGCCATTAAAACGGCTGCCTCAGAACGTATGCGCATCGACAGCAGCGGCAATGTTGGTATTGGTACTGCGGCCCCAAGAGCTAAATTACATACTTATTACAACACTGCCGATGACACCTTCACTAATCTGGTAAGTTCATTTAGTCCAAACATTGTCCTTGAAGATCTTTCCACTAGTGCAGTTGATTTTCAATTTCTTGTTGATGCCGATGCACTTCAGTTTAGACACGGCGATGCGTCCACTGATACGAAATTAACATCGGAAGCCATGCGCATCGACAGCAGCGGTAATGTTGGAATTGGGACAAGTTCGCCTAGTGCACGTTTGAATGTTGTAGATGCAACCTCACAGGATGCCATGCGTATCACCCAAACTGGCACTGGTAATGCTCTGGTAATTGAAGACAGTGCGAATCCTGATTCGACGCCATTTGTGGTGGATGCAAGTGGAAAAACCCTTGTTGGTTTAACTACAGCCCAAACGACAGCCATCGGTTCTGCGGCTGTTCAAATAGCAGGGGGAACTGCTCCCTTATCTTTTCTTAGAGAAGCAGATTCCTCTACTGCAATCAATCTTGAGTTTTCAAAAAGCAGAGCATCGGGAGCAATTCTTGCGTCTGGGGATGCGATTGGTCGGCTGTATTTTTCTGGTTCAGACGGAACTGCCAAAATACCAGCAGCCTTTATTGATGCAGCAGTAGACGGCACCCCCGGCACTAACGACATGCCGGGTCGTCTTGTGTTTAGCACTACTGCCGATGGCGCAAGCAGTCCGACTGAGCGTATGCGTATCGACAGCAGCGGTAACGTAGGCATTAATACGACTAGCCCTGACACCTTGTTTACAGTTAAAGGCCAGACAGTTATTGGTGCTACCGTTGCTGAAAGTGCCAACCTTGCCAATCTTATTTCTGGCACACCTCCGCAGCTTATCGCCGGTTGGTCTGTCCCTGCAATCACTTGGACACCATCGGTAAGCACTGAGGCGGTATTCACCCGTGATGGTGATATGGCTATCACAATTTTGGCCTCCAATACAGACAATGCGCAGATCAAATTCGCAGACAACGACAGCGAAACTGCGGGTCAGATTGATTACGATCATGCTGATAATAGTCTAGCTATTGACGTGAATGGTTCTGAAGCCATGCGTATCGACAGCAGCGGCGATGTCGGTATTGGAACTATTTCTCCATCTGCTAAACTCGATGTCGTTGGCGATACTAACTCTAGAGTTTTTGAAGTATCAGCAACAATTGATGATAGTAATCAAGATACAACCACTGTTAATATAGATGTAAACAACACCAGTAACAACACTCAAACTAGTAATACATATCCGACAGGAATGTATATTGATTATGATTCTACTGATACAGCTTCGACATCTGGGTTCCTATACACTCAAAAAGCTTTTGAAGTTGACTCTTACATATCTCGAACAGGCGATGGAACTGATTCACTTTATGGAGTGTATTCACAAGCAATAGCAGGATTAACGGATGGTGCTGATAATATATCATCCCTTTTTGCTGTTACCGGAATTGCAAGAGCTGATGCTGCTTTTGGAAGTACTGTTGGTATTTTATATGGTGTTAATGGAAGAGTTTACCATGAGGGTGATAGTGCACCTACTACCACATATGGCGGACTTTTTGAATCAAGAGTATTTTCGACTGCTGCTGCTGCTGATATTTCCGTCGCTTATGGCTCTAGAGCACAGACCAATATAGATTCAGGAACAATTGTCGGAATCACAACCGCATATGCAGTTTATTCTTCAATCGCTCATAACTCCACAGAAGTAAGCAGTGTTATAACAAATGGTTATCTGTATCGTGGAGATTATGCTGGTTCAGGAACTGTTACAACTAAATGGGGTATGTATATCACTGACGAGGATAAAAACTACTTCAGCGGCAACGTCGGTATTGGCACGACATCACCTAGTGAAAAACTTACCGTTA